TTTTGATTTTCTTGATACTTGCATTTCCGCTGCTGTTTGAACCAGCCCAAAAGCCGTACCAATAACCGTCTTTTCCGTCAAAAAAGTCATAATTTCCTTCATTTCTGTTTGGGTCTGCCATTACAAACGAAGTCGGATTCAGCTTGATTTCAAACAGCACTTCGTAATTACTGCTGAGCATTGTGTCATTCAAACCCACACTCGTAAAACTTGCCCTTACCTTTTGGATGACGATCTCGTTGCTTGTATTCAAGCCTATCGTCCAAAAGAAATTATTTTCGGGGTCTATCTCAACGGCGTTGATATAAGCCGTCCTTGCCTGTCCGCTGCTTTCACCGTTCCTTGAACGCATTGTCCACACAAAGCCTGTGCCGTTATAGGTATCACCCATATAGGCAAGTCCAGCCCATTTATGCGTGAGTGCTACACAAGATATAGTACCGTTTGCCTGTGAGGTGGTAAAGTCCCAGACAAAACGATAGCCGTTATCGAGCCTTTTTGTTTCCGTTAAATTCATACTTCCACGCATAATGTTGGTGGTAGCGTTGACATCATTTGACGCATAGCCGACACAGGGATTAGATGACGGTGCATAGTATTTATCGGGGTCTTCCTCGATGGTATCAGAAAACAGCAGAATGCCGCCGATACCATTCGGACACAGCGGCAGCATATTGCCGTTAAGATCATTTGTATTTCCATTGATGGTGAACAGCATACCGTCAATGTTATGGCTGAAAAAATCTGCTATCGCATTGGTGACAAGGTTCATTTCGGTGTATTTCTCTTTTTCACCTGTCCTGACATCAGTCAGTTCAATTTCCGTTATTCCTTTCAAAAAAATCACCCCTTAATTCAGATAATGTACTGTGATACGGTTGACAAAGCCGCCCTCACGCAAGGCAAACCGTATCATATACTGTCTGTCCGTTACGGCATCGTTCCACGCATCAGTACCGATTGCTTTTATGGATTCACGGTTCATGCCGCTTGTTTCCTCTGACAGAACAACCCATCTGCCGTCTGTATACGCTTTCCAAGTTGTACCGCCGTCAAAGGAAAATGCAAACAGCGTGTTGTCATCGGAGTCTATCTCCACACTTTCAATGCCTAAAATTGTACTGTCATTCATTTCTGTATTCTTTGAATAAACAAACTGCACAGGCGGCACGGCTTTCAGATTTGCAGAAATGGACGGCAGTTCGGAATCGGAGTCCTGCCAGTAATACAGCGTTGGATTGACAATACGAGAGAAAATAACATCTCTCGGAAAATCGTCAAAGCCGTACTGTCGGAATACCGATGATGAAAGGTTGCTGATCGGCACTTCTTCCAGATATGACATTTCATCGAAATCAAAACTTTCATCTTCATATTCGAGATTTCCGAAACCGCTGTTCTGATAGGTGCTTTCGGTCAGTGTGTTATAAAAGCACGGTCTGACCTGTTCATCAACACATGGTAAAAGGTGCAGTTTTTGTTCATCACCCTGCCACAGATCAATTCTGTAAATCGTTCCACGGAAATAACGGCTGTCGAGTTTATCCGCAGTATTCATTGTGCCGATAACTATTTCACAGGCGGCTGTAAATTCCGTTTCATCAAATGGGATAATCACAATTCCGTCACGCTTCAAGCCCTCAGCTGACAGTTCCAAAGTCATTTGTATATCTTGATAGTCATCGACTTCTTCTGTCACGCTTTGACCGCCGTAAACGCAGGTTATATGTTTATTGTCCGTCAGGAACACACCGAACATATCTGTGCGAATATCTGTTCTCGCACCAAAAAGAGCCGCATTTCCGAAAGAAGATGTTTTGAAAGTCACGGACACTTTCATATCATTTCCGGGCATAAGTCCCGTTCTGATACACTGACCGCCTTTGAAGATGATTGAATCAACAAAAGCCTTATTGTGCATTAGGCGATAGAATTTGTTGTCTTTGTCGGACAGTAGATATTTTCTTTCAAAAGGCGGTGCAAGGTCAATAATCGAGTATTCAATATCAAACAGCTTGCCTTTATCGTCCTTGTGATAAAAAGAAATGTACTGCTGTTGGGTGACAACAATCGTAAAATCGATATTCATGCCGCCGTTGATACGGTTGCTGCCAAGATAACCGGCGGCATTCGGTGCTTTGATGATGTTCAGGAACATATCGCCCGTTTCAAAAAAGAACCACTCATACACCAACCGTACATCTTCGGATGTGTTATTGTACTGTGCATAGCCCTCCCAGCGGATTTTTAAGAAGCGATACGCACCGAAAAGACTGCCCTCTTCACGGTAGAAATCATACATAGCGGCATCTCTGCGGCAGACGAGCAGGTGTTCGGCATTCGTGCCAAGACCAATAAAGCTGTTGCCGCTGACAAAGATATTTGAAATTGGTGTGCCGTTGAAATTAAACCAGTCCGCACCGGCAAACTGCATGACATCGTCATCATGGCGGGTATTTATAACAAGATGTTCCATGTTCTCTGTCGTGTTCATCATCGCACCAACAGAATCATAAACTGCCATTTCTTCGCACCTCCAAACTGTCTATTCTTGCAAACTGCTCTGTATTGATATCCAGTCTGCTCATTCTGCCCTCATCAATGGGAACTTCAAAACTTGCAAAGCTGTAGTTAGTCTGAATTTCAAAAGCTGTTTCCGACTTGACATACTGTCGGTTAAAGGTCATTTCTGCCCTGTCGGCAGGTTCTATGATTTCCGTAACGATAATGGGATTCATCTGCGGCTCTGCGATAAATCTGAGCGTTGTCAGCTTACCGAAACCTGCCGGAGTAAAGGTGTCCACAAATCCTATCGGCTTTGACACTTCTGTGTATAGTACAACATTTTCCTCTATGTTTCTGACTTCGACAATACCAAGATTGGGAACAAGAGTAAACTTTTCTTCAAACGACAGCCTGCCGTCCCACGCATTTCCGGCACTGAGTCCCTGACCTGTGATAGTGCAAAGTGCCTGCATTCTGTCGATAAAAGCCGTTCCGCCCGTTACCGACAAACGCACATAAAAAGTATTATAGGCATTGGCTTCCAGTTTGGAAATCGGATAGTACAAGTTGAGGATATGCTTTCCGCTGTGCCAAGTTTCGATAGGGTAATAAGTGTTCATCGCATTGTCGTTGATGACATAGGTGACTTTCAGCGTTACCCTGCCGTCCTCGTTCCAAGACATTACAATATCTTTATCATCAACTTTCGCAGCGGCACTTCTTTGCACTTCATCAGCCGTAATATCAATCAGGATACTGCCGTGAAACTCTGCATCGGTATCGTCCTGCGATGCAAATTCCATGCTGACAACTTCCGTATCGTTTTCACCGACAGTAAACGGTGACGAGTTCATATAGGAGTGAACCGTGATTTTGCCGACCTCCACGGAGTTCAGCAGTCCGGCTATGTTTTTGTCATTCTTGCTTTTCGCCTGTGAAAGACGGGGGTTTTTGCCGACACATTTTAAAGAGGTTTTTCCGTTGATTTTGACCGTCATTCCGGTTATAGCGGCTATCTGCGTGTTGTCAGCCTGACCGCCCGAAAAAGAAATGACATCGCCAATGTCGAGTGCCGGATTGCCAATCGTTTCGGAATCGAAAGGCACATATCTGACTTTGGAAATGTCATTTAGGATATTTCGGATTATTCTTTCTCGTGTGTCTTTCAAGCCGAACTGCAAAAGCGGATTGACTCCGAGGTTCATAGTCAGACCATCATCGGGATTTGCCGCATAATACTCTGCCGTGGCCGTCTTTTGATTGGTGGAATTGACGGCTGTATATCGAGTAATGAAGTCTGAAAAACTGCTTGAAAACCGCTGTTTATCAGTTATTCTCATTATGGGATTATTGCCGTATTTCCTCAGTTCCAGCTTTCCTTGGCGGTTGATCTGACAGTAACAGCCCAACACCTGTGCCACATAGAAAATCAAATCTCTCCAGCTTTCGATGTCATTCTCACCGTAAATGCCGTATAGATACTTGCCATTTGGCATCTTTTCAATATCGGCTCTGGTGTGTGCAAAAGGGACATGACAGTTCTCACAGGCAAGGGATAAAAAATCATACGGAGTGCCGCTTGACAGCTTGTTGCGGAAGTTTTTCTCGAAATTCAGCATACAGTCATAGGCTTTGATTTCAAGCGTCTTGATACTTCGGTTCGCTTCACTTATCTCGAAAATCCCCATCGGCACTTCTTCATACTTGCCGCCAACATCAAGATGAAAAGACAGTGTAATTGTGCCGTCCTCCAAGCTGTAGCGGTTAATGTCCGTGAAAAGAGAGATACCCATTTCTGCCGCATAAACCGTACCAAGCTCTATTTCCGTATTGCCGCAGCATTGACGGGTAATGTAGCCGCTGCCTTTGACAATGTCCTTGTTTTCAAAGGTGTACTTTTGACCTTTTTTCGTGGTTATCTCACCAGTCCAAAAGTAGCTGCGGCTGTTGCTCTGAATGGCTTGTATAAAATTTTCTGATACAGGATACAATCGCCGCACCTCCTAAAATTCTTTCAGCGAAAAGCTGACAGACCATAATTCCTTGTAGCTTGTATCTTTTTCAAGTTTAGCCTTAAAGCCGTCAATATACATTTCCGTTTCTTTCAGAGATAAGCTGTCCGTGTCAAAATACTGCACAGTCAGTTTGTTTTTCTTGGAATAGGCTGTCAGCTTTTTCAGCCATAAAGCTGTTACTGTAAAAGATACAGAAATATCAACCACACCCTGACGGACAACATCACGCTGAATTGTTCCGGCTTCGGTTTCACCGCCGGAATCCGACTCGACAGAGGAAAGCGACAAATCATAGGAATCAGGGAACGGCAGTAATTCACCATTGATTTTCAGATATTCTGTAAATGCCATACTACCGCCCTCCGCTTCTTAAATTTGCTCTCTGCTGTGCGTTGATGATAATTTCATCAAGCATTGTACCGCCAAGATACACGGGAATAACAATGTCACCGTCGCCGGAAGTACCGCACGTGGGCAATGTGCCCTTTATCGCTTTGACGAGTTCCGACATATCAAAGGCAGAAGTATTATTTTCGGCAGTGGCTGTTATATTCGCACGGGGATTCAGTACCATATCGGCAGACACATTCTTCATGGCTGACTTTATCATACCTCGGCTGTTTTCAATACCTTGTGCCAAGCCACGAATAAAGTCAGGCATCCAGCTTTCATAGTCGGTCAGAGGTCCCTCGTCCGGCACGGAAAAGTGCAGGAACGACCGTATCTTATCACCAATACTTGAAGCGGCATTGCCGATGAAGTTCAGACCGCTTTTGATACCATTACCGATACCCTCCACCAAGTCCTTACCCCAGCTGAAAGCCTGTGATGCCACATTCATCACATGGTCTTTGACATTTCCGAAACCGTCTTTGACGACATTAAAAATGTTCGTCATGCAGCCCTTAATGCCGTTATACATCCCGCTGAACATATTTGAAACGCCGTCCTTGATGCCGCCCACGACATTGGAAACTGTATTCTTGATACCATTCCAGACATTGCCGATAACATTTTTGATGCCGTCCATCACACCTGTAATTACATTTTTTATCGCATTGAACACATTAGAAATAACCGTATGAATTGCATTAACGACAGTCGTAATGGTATTTTTTATCCCGTTCCACGCATTGGACATAAAGGTCTGTATACCGCCGACAATAGCTGTTATCACGGTTTTTATCGTATTCCAGACAGTAGAAATGACTGTATGGATAGCGTTCATCACGCCCGTAATGACATTCTTTATCGTGTTAAAAACAGTGGAGATAACTGTCCATATCGCATTGACAACCGTTTCGATGACGGTTTTTATGGTATTCCACGCAGTAGTTAGAAAGTTCTGAATCGCTGTGACTACCGTCATAACTGTATTTTTGATAGCGTTCCAGATGGTCGAGAAGAAAGTTGAAATAACATTCCAGACGGTTTCAATAACCGTTTTGATGGTGTTCCAGGCGGCACTCAGGAAGTTCTTTATACCATTGACAACGGTCATGAATGTATTTTTTATCACGTTCCAAATGGTCGTAAAAAAGCCGGAAATCAGATTCCAAACTGTCTGAATAACCGTTTTAATCGTGTTCCATGCCACATAAAGCACACCGGCTATGGCACCGACAGCGACCGTGAATATCGTTTTGATAACATTCCAGACAGTCTGAAAAAATCCTGCAATCGCATTCCAAACCGTCTGTGCAACATTTTTTATGCCGTTCATGATATTGCCGAAAAAACTCTTAATGCCGTTCCAAATGTTCACAAAGAAATCTTTTGTACCGCCCCATAGGTCTTCCCACGAAGTGCCGAACCACCCCAAAAACACATTGAAGATATTTTTCAGGACATTCAGAATGTTGGAAAAGAAGTTCTTGACATAGTTCCAGGTTGCCGAAAAGATACCCTTGATACCGTTCCAGACTCTTTCCCAGTCACCAGTAAAGATACCAACAAAAATATCCAGCACTGACAGGATAAGGTCAAGTGTATGTGACAGCACGTCTGCTATATGCTGAAAAGCCCCCTCAAAAATAGGTGCCAACACAGAACACAGACCGTCCCACACTGCCTTGACGACTTCTCCAAAGTCCTTGAAATTAAAGCCGAGAGCGTTCAGCCTGTCGGTAATACCCTGAAAGAAGTCCTTGAACTTCTTGACTATGCCGTTCCATATTGCAGTGATGGCTTTTCTGAAATCTTCGTTGGTATTCCAAAGATAGATAAAAGCCGCCGTTAATGCCGCCACAGCCGCTATGACAATGCCTATGGGATTGGCAAGCATAGTTACATTCAAGGCACTCATCGCACCTTTAACAGCTGTGATAGCCGCTTTGACTTTCGGAATAATCGTCATGATCGTTCCGACAGCGGAGATGATTTTTCCTATAACAATCAATGCAGGACCTATTGCTGCCACGACAAGTCCGATAGTAACAATCGTCTTTTTGGTGCTTTCATCCATGCCGTTCAGCTTGTCGGCTAATCTCTGTATCCACGACACGATCTGACGAATGGCAGGCATGAGAATATCACCGAAAGAGATAGTCAATTCCTGTAACTGCGATTTCAGAATAGTCAGCTGACCAGACAGGTTGTTCTGCATCGTTTCAGCCATATCTCCGGCTTTGCCATCACAGTTCGTGATAGCAGAGTTCAGTTTTTCAATATCGGCAGGTGCGGCATTCATCAAAGCGAGAAAACCGCTCATGGCATTTTTGCCGACAAGTGCCTGTGCATTGGCGGCTTTTTCGGATTCCGACATCTTGCTGAAAGCCGCACGGCAGTCGGCAAGAATGCTGTTCAGCGACCTCATCGAACCGTCCTGATTGGTTGTTTCAATGGTCATTGTTCCGATAGCGTTGCCTGTCAGCTTGACTTCTTTTGAAAGCCTGTTCATGATGGAACGAAGTGCCGTACCAGCCTGTGAGGACTTGATGCCGGAGTTGCCCATCAGGCCAATAGCCTCTGCTGTATCTTCTGCCGAAAATCCCAAAGCACCTGCAACAGGGGCACAGTACTTGAATGTTTCACCCATCATGGACACATTGGTATTCGCATTGGAACTTGCCGCCGCCAATATATCCGCAAAGTGTGCCGAATCTCCGGCAGAGAGTCCGAACGCTGTTAAAGCATCCGTTACAATGTCGGAAGTGGTGGCTAAATCCTCACCGGATGCCGCTGCCAAGTTCATAATACCCTCGATGCCGTCAAGCATATCACTCGTTTTCCAGCCCGCCATCGCCATATAATTCATAGCGTTGGCGGCTTCTGTTGCTGAAAACTTGGTTTTACTGCCCATTTCACGAGCCTTTGCACGAAGAGCATCAAAATCATCACCTGTTGCACCCGACACCGCCGCCACTTCGCTCATAGCGGAGTCAAAGTCAGCAGCTGTCTTGACTGCCGCCGTTCCAAGACCTGCCACTGCAACAGTAGCCGGAAGGAATTTTTGTCCGACATTGGAGATGTTGTTGCCGAGTGTTTTCAGCTTTTCACCTGTGGCGGCTATTTTCTGAACAGCCGTTGCAGACTGGTTGGCGGCAGTTTCCAGCCGCCTTAATTCCTGTTCCGTTTCTACGATTTCACGCTGTAAGGCATCATATTGCGACTGCGATATTTCACCTTTTGTCAGTGCGTCATTAGCCTGTTCAGCCGCCGTTTTCAGTGTTTCAAGACGCTGTTTTGTGTCACTGACAGCCTGTGCCAGCAGCTTGTGTTTTTGCGATAACAGTTCCGTATTGCCGGGGTCTAATTTCAGGAGCTTGTTGACATCCCGAAGCTGAGACTGGGTATTTTTTATCGAGCTATAGACATTTTTCAGTGCTTTAGATAATTTAGTAGTATCTCCGCCGATCTCGACAGTTATGCCCTGTATTCTGTTTGCCACTCTCTCGCCTCCTGTTTCAAAGCATAATAAAAGCACCCACCGAACCCGATAGGTGCTTGTTATATACAATAATCAAATATTTTATTATCTCACTTTTTCATTTTAATTTACTGATTACTGCGACAGGGTTTTCACCTGCAAGCCATTAGAGTTAAAGTTTTGTAAATGAGTTAGTTCCGTTGGTTTTTTTTGAATTAACCACAATACCAAGTGTACTCTGATTCGCATAAAGTTTAACACCCAAATTTGAAGGCGGTGACTGAATCAGATCCTTTAACTGAAATGTTGTCCCCGATGCCATTTTAGATATTGAATCCTGTACCTTTGACCACATATTTGCATATGTTCTTGCTTGCAATGAAGCATCTTTGCAATATGACGGAACATCCGGGTAACCATTGTGTGCAGCTAAACGCTGCAGTTCTGCCCAATTAGTGGCGTTGACTGTGAACTGTACTCTCATAAAAGTACCTCCTAAGATAATATTATAATGGGCTTGTTCAAACACCCTATGGATATTATATCACATTAAGTCGGGTTGGTCAATCCCCTTTTTTGTTTTTTTAGAAACGGTCATAATCTTCCTGTGTTGCGATTTCCGAATAGCCTTTGTAATCATCGTTCCTGCTCTCGCTGTACATATCATTAACCATTCCTATTGTAAGCAAATCAAGGTCACGAATTGATATGCCAAGCTGTACACAGCGGAGCAGGAATAACGGTGTTGTCATTTCCCTGTCAGTCGGTCTAAGTTTTTTTTAGACTGTACATCGGTTTGGACATTCAAGCCCCATAACTCTATCAGTTTCGGCAAAATCTGATATATAGAAAAGGTGTTGAAGTTGTCGAGCCATTCTTCGGGAGTGTCGGGAATATCGGGGTCAGCGTGTTTCGCCATGATATAGGCAATGTTTTCAAACATCTCCAAAGAAAACAAATCAAGACCGCTGTTGTCCTCGTCCTGCTTGCTGACGGACTTTTCCAAAAGCGACAAGTCCTTGTAAATATCCCTGTGGAAACGCAGTCTGTATATTCTCGGAATGGCGGCTGATGCACGGAATTTCACCGGCTGACCGTCAATTTCTATTGTCTGTGTTAAACTCATTGTGTGTCCCTCCACTTTTACGGATTAGGCTCGCCGCCTGTCGTTGCATTTGGCAGATAGACTTCGCTGTACCAGTTCAGATACACTGCATCTGTCGTGTCGTCACCTGTTTTTGCCTTGACAAGACCGTTTCCAAGCGGTGCTGCTTTGATGGACAGCTTTTCCGTCTTGACCTCGATCTCGTCCTCATTGGTCTGTGATTCAATGGTTGGCCTGCTTGCAGAGCAGTAATACATGACATGGCGGATTTTTTTCGCATCGCCGTCAAACTCGAAGAGCAGTGCGAAGTTGGCAGTTTCCACATTGGAATTTTCGATAAGCACACCGTTGCTGTCAAGTGTTTCTTTCAGAATATCCTTGCGGAAACTTTCGGGAATAAGAGCCAATTCTAACTCTCCATCATATCCCATGTTATTGCTGATAGTGTAATAGGCGTACCCGTCTGCATAGAAGTTGTTCGGCTCACCGTTTGGGTCAAGCGACAGCGACACCGCACCGGGCATAGGTACGGGTGTTTCAAAAGTCGCTGTACCGTCCGTGTTCAGTTTTACAATGGCATAATGCACATTGCAGAGATTGAACTTGACTTTGTTCTTTTTATTCGGCATTGTTGATTTCCTCCATTTCAAATTGGTAAAGCACTTCATAGAGCTTTTCACTGTCAATCCACACTTCGGATTTATCATAGAAGATGTTATAGCGGTCAAGCACTTCCTCGACTTTCAGTTCAAGCTCCGTGTTTTTGTAATCGGTGTACAGTTCAATGTGTACGTCATCTATTTTGTAGTAAACTTTGCCGTCTGCCGCAAAGTTGTCACTGCCCGGCAGGAGATAGCAGATAAAAGGCGGATTAGGACTTTCTCCCTCGCTGAAATGATCG